CGAATGGACTCGAAACAATGGTTGAATGGGCCATTGATTTGTTTCAAAAATTGTTGACCGCTTCTAATGACTTCTTTGATGTGGGAGTTTTTAAGCGCTTTTTGAAACACGAATCAGAGATTGACAGAGTTGTCAAGGAGGTTCACGAGTTGGAGAAGGAAATGTTTCAGGATCCATCTAAGAACGTCGATGACCGTGTTGTGAGAATGAATGTGTTGGCCGGCAGTATAGCTAATTTAAGAGCGCAATTTCATGGGTGTCGCGATATTGCCCGCCAATTGGATGCTTTGATGCTTGTTCTATCAAGATTGAAAGCTCCTTTGCGAGCTGCGGCAGGGAATTCTGCTGGTTACAGGCAGCAACCTGTGAGTTTAGCTATTTATGGTGATCCCGGAGTTGGGAAAACCTTGATGGTTCAGAATTTATGTGTTTCTGTTTTGAAGCTAGCCGAGTTATTGCCGGCCAATCTGACGGCTCAACAGGCATCTAATCAGGTTTATTGCAAGGCTTGGAATTCTGAGTATTTGGATGGTTACACAGGCCAGCCCGTGTATCTGGTCGATGATTGGATGATGAAGCGAGCAACTGCGCAGGACACGTCCAACGGTTTTTTGGATCTGATGACGTATTATGGCAGTTACAAGGCCATGTTGAATTACGCTGCCTTGGAGATGAAGGGCGTTTTTGAATTTTCTTCAAAGATGTTGGTTATGACCACCAATTTGAAGAATGTCATGACTGGCACTCAGGGCACCATGGAGTGTCCGGAGGCCATAATACGCCGTATTGACTTCCCAATTCATGTGCGAGTTAAGAAGGAATTTAGGAGACCCGGTTCGATGGAGCTGGATTATAGTTTATTCCAGGAGGAGCTTCGCACATGTGGTGGTGACGTTGTTTCGGCGTTTCCGTGGCACGTTTGGGAGTGGGTGCCCATGAATTTTCACGTGGGCAATTCCAACTTCTTTTCTAGTGATGAGGTTCCAGGACTTCCGATGATTAATTTGATAATAG